CCTAATAATGACTATGCGGTATGCCCACCTAGCCCCAGATCACTTGGAAGAAGCAACAAAACTTAATCCCATTGATTTTAAACTGGAAAGAAAGTGGAAAGAATGAACCGATAAAATTATAAATTAACATCTAACACTTTGATTTAATTGGAGCCGATGGGCGGAATCGAACCGCCGACCCACACATTACGAAAACTAATTATTAAAGAACTATAAAGAACTATAAAAGATAAATATTTGTTTTAAATAATAAAATAAATAAAAAAAGAAACATTAGAGAACCATATAGAACTATAAACTGGACATAAAAAGGACAAAATTTAAGCCGCCTTACCGATAAGCCGACGAAGAGCCAAACCCTTCTCAACCGCTTGCCGTAAGTCAGACTCATTGAGACCACGCGAACGGTAATAATCAATAATTTCAGAATATACCGACAACACACGAAGCTGAGTCATAACTTGGGACGCATTAAAACCTTTCCGAGCCAAAAGAGTAATTAAATTACCAATCAACATTGAAATATTACGGGCAACAGGATCAACAGAGTCCTTTTTTTTTCGTTTAACATCAATATTTTGAGCAGGGACAGTAAATTCAATATCTTGCATGAGAAATTGCCAAAAAGGATGGAAATAATCAGAAGTTGAAGAAACTTTTAAACGATTAATCTTAAGGCCATAACGCCATATATCAGTAAGATAATCAACAACCTTATCAAAAGATTCTAAAGCCAAACCCATGCCCTGACCAATCTCGCGGATAACCGTATGATGGAAGCGCAATTCTATACGACGTGTGACCTTTTCAGGATCATGAACACCCATGGAAAAAACACCCCATTCATGATTGAAATAATCCTGCTTATCAGATTTGATAACTTCTAAAGATTTATCATAGATAGCCAATTGAACTGACTGATGCTTGCCAATCAAATAATTACGCTCTTGATTAACAGAACCGTAAGTAGTGACAGATTCAGACAAGCCAGACAAATCAATAGACGAAACGCCATCATAGGTCTTAATGGTACGGGAGTGGGTAGAAAAGCGGTCTAAAAAATCAACCGGCAACGAATAGTTTTGGTAATCACAGGCTAAATGCACAGCACAACCCTTAGCCGAATAATCAACCAACAACTGAGCGGAAATAAAACTAAGGTAAGCCATGACAGCGGCAGACGTGCGGGAATTAATGAAGTGCGGGGACAACTCAATTTTCAAATGCTGATTAGGATTCGTCATAAGATCATGATAAGAACCAAAAAGGATAACTAAACCCAGTTCATTATTCTGAAGCTTATAACGATAACGGGAAACTTTGCCCATCCTAGATAAATGAAACCTAACAACCTGACCACTCAAACCATTTACAGGCGGCGCAGACAAAAAAAAGAAATCTTCCCCACCAGAAATAGACTGCTCTAAACGTTCAACAAAAGATTCTTTAGGCAAACCGTAAAATAATTGCCGAACGGTATCAACAAAAGCCCCGACAACTTCAACAGATGAAAGATCAACAACACCTTTTTCAGTAAAAAAAATCCGGCCCGAAGAAACCGGTAAACCAGAAGAAGATAAAGAAGAAACCGAATAACGTTCGTTAAATTTCATAGTTCTATATAGTTCCGTAATGACAATTTTTAAAACTGGTTATAAGACGTGATACAAGGACGTCCGCGCCGCTAACCGCGCGTGTAGCCTACGGCTTTACACGCGCTGAAAAAGTAGCACGGCGCGAAAAATGTCCAAATATTGGCCTTATAAGGTTCAAGAGCATAATTTTAGGCAATCAACCAATAACAGAAGGAGTAAGGAAAATAACCAACTCTTTAGAATTCTGGGAGGTTTCACGAGAAGAAAAAAGATAATCAAGAACCGGTATACCTTCAAAAAAAGGCACAGACGTTTTACGCACTGCCTCAACCTTTTCACGAATTCCACCCAAAATGACAGTTTGACCAGGCTTAACCTGAACCACCGTTTTTATCTGTCTTTTTTCAATCGTAGTGCCAGCAGCAACCGTGGCGCCCGGATTATCCTTGGATAAAAAAACTTCCAAAATAATAAGACCATCAACATAACGTGGGGTAACTTCAAGAGTCAAAGCGGCATCTTTAAATTCAGTGTGAAAACTACCGTTTTGGTCTTGAATCTGAAAAGGAATCTGGACACCTTGAGAAATAAGGGCTTTATTATTATTCAAGGTAATCAGACTAGGACGACTAATAATATCTATCCTTCCCTTTTCCTTCAAAGCCTGAAACTCCAAATCAAGCAAATAACTACCTACCTTACCCAATGCCAAACTATAGCCAGAAGTAGCCAAAACAGATAAATCGGCAAAAACTTCAGCAATTTGACTATGAGAACCATTATTAGCTAATGAAGCAGACAAACGCTGACCAAGGTTTTTTAAATCATCCGAAGAAATTGAAAGAAGACGGGCAGAAATTGAAAGCAAACGAGCCTGTTTATCGAGGGACTTAATAATCTCTTCATTGCGCTCGATATAATCAGCCGTACCCTGCAAAATTATAGAATTGGTACGGTAATCAACCGAAATAGAATTATTGATAGGTGAAGCAGTAGTGCCGCCGCCCCGTTGGGCTTGTTGCTGGTTCTGTTGCAACGCATCGACCAAAGGCGCAGCACCAGAAAAAAGAACAGGTATAACTTTTACCCGTTTTGACTGGTGACGAGATTCAAAGTCTACCCGTTTCATAACCATCATGACACCATCCAACGTTTCAACATGCAGATCATAAAGTTGGACTAAAAGAGCCAAAAACGCGGCAGGAGTAACCCCCTTAAGATCAACATCAATGACATCATCAAGGTTTGAATCAGAAACCAAGTTCAGACCAGTAAAATCAGCATAAATTGCTAAAGCCTGAGATAAAGGGATTTTTTGAAAATCTAAACTTAATGTTTTTTCAGAAGAAGCAAAAACAGAAAAAGAAAACAAAAACAAAAGAAATTTAATTACGTTTAACATTAGATTCACCATGTGCTAGGCGATAATCTGGCAAAGTGTGGTCATACGGTAGGCCATTAATTACAGCATTACGGCAAAATTCAGGCGTAACGCTTACAGGTGTGGCTTGTTGCGTGTAACACTTACAGCCAATATCATCAGATATGCAAGAAGAAATAATAGGTACGGATTGTGGTTTCCAGCCATCTTGATAGGCAGGACTGGAGGCAGGAACATTGGGTATTAACGGTTGCAAGGTTTCAATAGTGATAGCCGCATCAGAACCGCCATTAATGGTAAGTGGGGATTTAAAGCCAGTATCAACAGCGGAGGCGGGTTGTTTATTAAGAAAATTATTAATAAAAAAGAAAACAGCCAATGCAACAACGGCAAGCAAGCCAAGCAGCACAAAAACCGGCTTAGGTATCCTGAACTTATGGGTATGCAGCTCACTGGACTTATAAAGTTTAAAAGCATCCTTGGGATACTTGAATATAGACTTTTCAGCTTTCTTTAAGAGGCGGTAATCTTGAGTATCGCCAATAAGCTCATTTGCACGATAAAGAACAGAGAAAGGCGCACCGAAATTACGCAACAAATGGCAATGCTGACCGACCAACCGCCTAGCGTGGTGATCCAATAAACTAGGATGCTGAGTAAGAAAAAATAGATCCAAACCCCTATGGCGGTGGCGTTCAATAGCGGTTAGACCGGCGGGAACTGGTTGGCGGTGGTCACGAACCGGAAAATGTTCCTGTACCTCATCAATTACCACGATAGCCCCATCAGGCACTTCGTCAAACCACAATAAGGGCTTTTCTAATAGCATCCAACCTAAATCAGGATGCAGATCAGGAATGCCATAGTAAAAAATAGGCCGCTTGTTATCAGAATCAGGATATTTAACACCATTCTTTAGATGGTTGAGAGTCCAAAGGGTTTTTCCCGCGCCCGGAACGCCGGTTACTAGGGTAAACATAAATTAAACTCAAGTATTTGGCGTACCAGGCGGAAGGCCGCCCCAACGCATACGAGTAGCAGTATCAGTAAGTTTATTCCAGCCCATAAGAGTAAATTTAACCGTACCAGCAGAAACGATCATTTTAAAACCGACATCAAGCTTCATAATTCCCATAATTGCAAAAACAGGCGCTGGTAAAACGGAGGTGTGAGACTGCAAAAAATTTACAGCAAAGTTTGAAATAGCACTCACGCCAAAATAAGTAACACCAGCAAAACCCGCCAATGAAATAATTTTCCAAACCAAAGGACCCAGCAAAGTAATCAACAAGAACCAATTAGAAAGAAGCAAGCCCTGAAAAGTACGCTGAAAAAAAAGAATAGTGGCAGAAAAAGCGGTGACGAACGAACTAGAAAAAGCATGTAGAGTGCGTTTTAAAAAAACGTAAACATCAACTATTAATACAATAAAATTTAAAGGATTAAACACAATTCTCACCAATTTTTAAGTAACAGAAAACAAAATCCGCAAGGAGATCATGGAAGCAACAAAAATAACCAAGAAAGAATTAATTTCAGCAAGCTTACAAAACGGTGAATAATCAATTGTCAATTCACCGACCATGCCAAGGCTATAAGTATCCGGCGCAGGGCAAGAGCCAGACCACCCTAACCCGCCCGTATCCAAATCATTAGAAACATCAACATTTTCAGATTGAACAGCATCGTTCAAAGAATCAGGAAGAAAGGGCAAGAGAAGGGCTAGATAGCCCACATAACCCGAACCATTGCCTTTCCCATCAAAGCTAAACGGATCGCCTGGATCGTCATCTATAGGAGGAGGCGGAGGAGGATCAGTAGTCCATTGAGAGGGATCCAAATCTATACAATCATCAACAGATTGCCCCCGAAGAATCGCACAATTAACAGGGTCACCGGTGCAAGTAACAACGGGCGCACCGTTGACGCATTGAACGCTTGCTTGTGGAAGCGGACAAGGGGAAGTAGCAGGAACTACCGAACCATCAGAACATGTCTTAGTGGACGGATTACCATTAGAATCAAGCTGTAAATCACATCCAACACAACAAGCAAGTATTGCATCACGAATCGAATCAAGAACGGACAATTTACCAAGTTTTTCTAATATGTCGCCGGAATCCTTTTTGATACCGTCAAGGTTATCAGTTCCACGTTTGATAGCTTCAAGGTTATCAGTTCCACGTTTAATGCCTTCAAGGTTATCCGTATTGGTTTTTATAGACTCTAATGCATCAGTATTAGATTTAATTTGTTTAGCAAGGCTTAAAAGTGTTTCACCTGTAGCCGGATCGCTAACGGCACTAGATAAATCCTGCAAATGACTTTCTAAATCACCCAACTTAGTAGTAACGTCAGTATGAAACTGGACATCTTGGGAACGCCAAACATCCTTAGCTAAGCCAATAATTTCATTAACAGCCTCAAAAATAGTAGCCCACCGTTCAAACTTGGTAAAAGTTGTGGGAAGCTTTTGCTGCAAAATACCTTGAACTGAAGAAAAGGCACTACTAGGACCAAGCGAAGCATCAAACTTAGTAACCAAAGACCGTATATCACCCAAAACAAGGTTAAGTGTGGTTTCACAAGCAACAGAACCACAAGTAATATCACCCGTGCCAGTGCCATCACCCGTGCCAGTGCCATCACCCGTGCCAGAACCATCACCCGTGCCAGTGCCGTCACCCGCGCCAGAACCATCACCCGTGCCAGTGCCATCACCCGTGCCAGTGCCATCGCCCGTGCCAGTGCCATCACCCGTGCCAGTGCCATCACCCGTGCCAGTGCCGTCACCCGCGCCAGAACAACCATCAGGATTCGTACAGGTTGGGGTATCAATAGTAGTACCATCACAAGCAGGGGGGGATTCTAAAACGATACCACCAGCAGAACAAGAACCACCAGAATTAGAACAACTTGTTGTTGTGTTAGACGTTCCGTCAGTAGAGTAATTAGTACCGCAATCAGAAGGTTCATCAGGGGGACACGTTAAAAGGTCACTGGTTAAAAAACCTAACGTGCTAAAACAGGCCGACTGATTAGGTTTTAAACATTCAAGAACCACATTATTTGAATCCGAATAAGTGGAGCAAATTGGATCACAACTATTAGTTGCGGGATTAAATTTTTCATTCGTATCACAGATAACATCTGAAGTAGAACACGATCTGAAATAGGTAATGCCACCATTCCGATAAACAGATGAACCGGAAGAACTAATATTACAACCACCATATTGAGCATTGCAATCGGATAAAGCTGTAGAACAATCACGATTAATTGCAGTGGAATCGTGAGAATAAAAAAAAAAGAAGACAAAAAAATAAAATCTTAAAGCCATATCAAGAAACCATTAAATAAATTGCCAAAGTGACAACAAACAAATAGAAATAAGGTAATAAATCCATGGTTTAGGCTAATAAAGTAGGGTGCGCCATCCTTGGCGCAAGGTGGAGGGATTAACCGAAAATAGCCGCTTTAGCCCAGCGGAATACAACCGCCACGCCAGCCAAGCCAATAATGGCCGTACCGATTGCGGTAACTGCGGCAACGCCATCCGTTGAAATGGCAGTAGTAGCAGCTGAAACATCAATGGCAGCGAAGGCAGAAGAAGAAACCGCCGCAACACCAACAGCAAGAGCAAAAGGCAAATATTTTTTAAACTTAGTTTTCATGTTCAAAATCCTAATTGTTTACGAAGGGCGCGAAAGATAAAAACCAGAGAAAACAACAAAACAACCGCACCAATTAATTGATTTGCTTCTGGATAGGTTAAAGTCTGAGCCGAATAATCAGCGGCAGAAATAGCAACATAACCCGTGCAGGTTGAAGCATCAGGCAAAACATTAGCGGCTAAATTACCGCTTGTTTCAGTCAGACAAAGGATCATAAAGGTTGAAGTTAAATTGGAGCGTGTTCAAATTCACAAACCCAAAAATGATCTTGTGTTTTTGTTACAAAATCAGTGAATTGGGTGTTAGGTTCGATATCCAAGTAATAGGTTAGGCCATCCGCCGGTAAAGCCCATCCGCCAGAAGCGCCTGGTGGTAAATAGTGAAAATACGCCTGTCCAGTTACGGTCACAGGCTGGCTTGTACCATCAGATAATAACGATGCACCCAACCAATAACGGTGTGTGGTGTCTAGGTTAAGAAGGGGGCCAATGGTGTCATTAAATTCGGTATCCGAGTTAATCACTGCGAGATGACCGCCCTTATTAGTACACCCTTGGGATGCATTGGTAAAACCGCGCTCCGAATAATAAGCGCGGTAGGTGTTGCCGGTTTCAGCCGAGTAATACAACGGGGATTGACCCGCCGCAAACGAAGGGAAAGCCGCGAGCGCACCAGCGGCGAGGATTAAACTTGTCAAGATTCGTTTCATGTTACCGATTCCTTAATAGATGTTGTGTTATGCCCGTATGGGCATGGTTTATTGACTTGCGCCAATTCTGTTATGGCTGTTTGGTGTTAGCCGTTGTTGTTTGTTGTCCCGATGCTTTAGGGGCGGGTTCTGGCAGGTATGGGCGTATTGACAGGGCTGTTAATGAGGCTTTGTTGCCTCCGGCCATGGTGATTTGGGCAAATATTTCAAACATACCTGGAATCTGGATAATTCCCTGTTCGAGCTTTTCACGTTGTTGGTCAAACATGGCATGGGGCATTTTAATTTTTATGATTTCCTCGCCCAATAAATCTGGATTCATGCCTGTATTAGGGGACGTGATCCAGATTGATCCGCCTTTAGTAGCTTCTTCCTTAATTTCATAACGGGTTAGGCTACGGACCATGCCCACAACGGTGGTTTGCATATTTCCTAAGAAGCCATTTGTTTGCTCTGACATAATAATTACCTACAAAGTTAAAAAATTACGGGCTTTTAAAGCCGAAAAGCCCTAACGGTTTAAATAAGTTTCCTTATCTGACAAATAAAGGTGTTAAATTTATTTGAAGTCTGCCGACGGCGGATATTGATTTACAAAAAAAACGGTAAAGCATGTTTTTTTTGTAAATCAATATCTGGAGTTAAGTTAAACACCACCGAGGCGACCTATAAAAGCAACAAACAATAGAGATAAAAAGATTCATTTCTTGCACCTAAAACACCAATAATAACGCACAGATACAAAACAGCCACAGGTTGAACAGCGTGGTTTAGATTTAATCACGCACCGCCCTTAGAACGAAAAATCAAACCAATGAAAATTTCAACCAGGCGATACCAACCAAGGACATAAGGCACGACAAAAACAGGGATGATATAAAGCCAATCTAAAAATTGAAGCATCAAACACCCCCAACCGAACCAGCTTTACCACTAACGAAGTCAAGAACTTGCTGGCGTAACGGTTCCGGCAATTCACTTATCAAAACTAACTTCTTGTTAAGATATAAAGTAACAATCGACTTGGTAAGTCCATAAGCTTTCATGCCCCGCTCTAAAGCTTCAGTTTCAAGACGTAAATAGTCAGATGAAGTAAGAGAAGTCCTGTAAACACGATCACGATCAACAAGATCAGAATGAGAACCGCGAACAGGCAAGGAATCAATATCAGTAGTCATGGTCATTAACCGGAATAATAGTTAAGGAAATAGGGCAACCACATAATGTGCGGGTAATTAAATTACGGACAGATTGCCATGTTTGTTTGGTTTGTGATTGCCCACACTTTGCACACTGAGTAATCTCTTCAGACGGCTTTTTGATATAAAAACAGGATTTAAAAACAAACTGCCCTGTACGCTGATTAATAAACAAAGGATTCTGCCTGTCTTGTTCATAATCGGCAGGATCAACATGGACGGCATAAATTGATTTAACAACATGTTCTAAGCGCATTAGTTGCCCCCCTGACCCAAAGCATCAGACGACCGATCAAGGGGGAAAAACGTTTGAAATAAGTCGGCCTGATTTGAAGATGATTTTTTTTTGACGTCCTTTGTCGTGGGAACAGGTAAACCCAAATCAGCACAGCAACATTCCATACTACAGTAATAATTACGGAAATTTGATGGTTCCATTGGTTTTAAACAATATATGCACTGATTCATTTAGTAGCCCCCAACTAATGATGATCCACAATCTGGGCAAGAATTCAAACCTACACAGGCGCAGGTTTTGTTATGTGAATTTAAAAAGGGCAATTCTTCCAGCTGGGTAATTCCCTTTGATTGCTCAACAACCAAACGAACACGATCAACCCAATCCTCAGAAGGCATACACGCTGCATAATCTCCGCAATAATCCATGTATTCTGTTAAAAGCTCTAAAAACGGTTTTTTTGAAGAAACAAAGCCAATAGGGGAAATGTCGTTATCCACATTATTTAGAGAATTTTTAAAATCAGCCTCAATAGAATCCAGTTTTTTTATGGCCTGTTCGATTAGGTCGACCTTTGATTGGTCAGAATTCATCAACAAACGGAAACCGCATAATTTAAGATGGGCAGAATGCCAAGAACGTAAAGAATCACCACCGGCCTGCAATTCATCCAAATAGCAACGGTGAATAAATTCAATTTTTGAAACCAGTATCTTATTAGTAATATTCATAATGCCCCCTAGGCTTAAGCCTGTATGTGCTGTTAATCGCCAAAAATTTCACTGTTCAAAAGGTCTTGGTTAAATAATGCCAAGTTAATCAAGCAGTATTTGCCTATCCGCTTGGTGGGTAGATAGCCCTTTTTTACCCACCCCAAAACAATACCCTCATCAATCCCCGACAGCTCACTAAAACGCGCAATAGTGCAGACCAAAACGGGCGAAAACTGCATTGTTATTGGTTGCAACTCCATGATTTACGCCTTATAGTTCTGTATAGTTCTGTATAAAGTTTAGTAAATATTACTAAATTATATATACTAAGTCAATATAATTTAGGATATATGGATAATGATAGGTAAAAGAATTGAACAACTAAGAAAATTCAAGAAGTTGAGCAGAAGGAAATTAGAGAAAGAAACAGGAATACCCGACTACACTTGGCAGGCAATAGAAATAGAAAAACAATCAGCAAATGAAGAACACATAGAAGCATTAAGCAAGCTATGGCCAGAGTACAAATATTGGATAGTATTCGGCGAAACAATCCCCGAAGCAGGGCAAATAAGCCCAGAACTAGAAGAAGTAAGAAGCGATCACAGACTACTAACGGGTACAAAATAGCAGAACAGATCAGGAAAAAATGGTATGAGAAACTTTAAAACTTTTAGGGAAGTGGCCTTGGTGTTAATTGGCGGTGGATTGATTATTTATGGAATATACACCCACCCAGAAAGGTTAATGCCTAAACCAGTTGATAATAGCAAACCCGTCATGTTGCCTTAGTGTGGAATAACCCGCATGCTAAAACTACTAGAATTTATAGGCGCTCTAATTGGTGCAGCCATAATCGGGATGATAAAAATGGCAGTCTGGTTCTTAGTATTAAGTTTTATCATTTACATCATTTCCGAAATTTTTAAAACAAAAAACAAAGAAGAAAAAAAGCCCTATCAAAATTTCAACAAAAAGAAAGACGACGCAATAGATATAAAAGCATGGGAAACTTATTGGACACCCCAAAATCATCATTACAGAACGGCTACTAACAAAGCAAAATCCCAAGCAAGCAATTACCAATCAAACCAATACGGCAAAGGCGAAACCACCCGATTTAAACGCCCTGATATTTGGGAAGAATGGGAAAAAACCAAACAGAAAGAAACCAAGCCCCAAGAACCTGAAAAAATCGTATGGAACAAAGAGTTCTTAATGTCCATTGAATGGAAGTTGTTCGAGGACGTTTGTGTAGAATATCTAAAAACAAGGAAATGTAACGCCAGCGTTACCAATATCGGCAAAGATAACGGTATAGACTTAAAAGTAAAAAACAATAATGGGGAACTTATGTTTATAGGGCAATGCAAAGCATGGAGCAGACCCGTAGACGTTAAGGAAATTAGGGAACTGTACGGCATTATGGCCGCCGAAAATGCCAGCGATGGATTTTATATAACCACTTCAACCTTTACCAAAGTGGCCAAGGAATTTAAACGCGGCAAAAGGATTTTACTTATTGACGGTGATGAATGCTTAAAACGCTTCAACGAACTGGACGAAGCAAGCAAAGCACAAATTGACAAGATAGTAAGGGTTAATGACTTCAATGTACCCACTTGCGTAAACTGCAATATCAAAATGACAAAACGGATAAGCCAAAAACCGCACAATAAAGGTAATGAGTTCTGGGGATGCAGAAATTACCCTATTTGCAAAAATACGTTACAAATCAGAAAAAACCAAACTCCAAAATATTATTAAAGGTGTTAAATCATGGCGACCTACGAAAAAGATTTTTACACATGGACGCAACAACAAGCGGCATTTCTTAAATCTGGCCAATTTAGTGAAATTGACTTAGAAAATTTGATAGAGGAAATTGAAAGCATGGGACGATCAGAAAAACGTGAGCTGGAAAGCCGCTTAACTATCTTGCTAATGCACTTGCTGAAATGGCAATACCAACCGGCCTACAGGGGCAGGAGCTGGGAACTGACTATTGATGAACAACGGCTTCAATTTGTCAAAGTTCTTAAAGACAATCCCAGCCTTAAAAATCAGCTTGGTGAAATACTAAAGGATGCTTACGAAATCGCGGTAATCAAAGCGGCCAAGGAAACTAAATTGGATAAAAAAACATTCCCGCAAAACTGCCCATGGGAACTGGACGAAATCACAAAAAATGATTTTTACCCAGAGAACTAAATTAAGAAAAAAATACAAAGCAGGTTTTAAAAATGCAACCAAATAACAATAACTTAACCCTACAAATAATAACCGGAATTGTAATTGGTGGCGGAATGCTTTACGCCTTAATAGCGGCAGGGAATTATTTAATAAACCCAGTTAAACGAATTGAAGCGGTAGAAGATAGGCTCCAAATAACATCAACAGTAGTAGGCAATGCGGTTGGTAAGGTGGTCGATATTGTTAACGAAAGGCAACTAAACGCCCAAAGGGAACGGGCAAGAATCGAAGTTGAAAAACAACGGCAATTAGAAGAAATCCGATTAGCAAAAAAAGCAGAAGATGAAGCAAAGGCTAAGAAAGACGCAATGTTTAAAAAATATTACAAAAAACCGGAAAGGTGTTACGGAAAAAAATCCCAAGAAGAAACCGTAAAATGTGCTAACGAATACATAAAAGCCAGAGCGAAATTTGAAGAAATTGATATAAATTAA